CTTATTTTTTTCTTGACTTAGCCCCTGAACATTTCCAACGCTTGCGCGATAGGTTGTTTGGAGTATTTGGGTCGTTTTGCTTTTTCTTAGGTAGTCTCTTTTTGATACCTAAACTTCTAGCGCAATAACTGTCGCCTTTGCTAGTTCCGGGCTTGACTCTAGGGCCACCGCCTTTTGCTGGGCCAGCCTGCCCATAGGAGACTCTCTTTCCCCTAGAAGTTACCTTTACTTTCGCTTTTCCTTTCCTTGGTTTTGCCATCAAGCAGCCTCTTGTTTAGTCTTGCGCGTCTGCGCTGGCCTTTTCGTTTCATTCTTGGATTCTAGTTCCTTAATCTTGTTTTCAAGTTCTTCAAACTTGGCATTAATTTGGTCGATAGCGTCTTGGAATTGTGCTGAAGTAATTACCATTTTATTGTCCTTGTCCCTCTACAGGGGGTCGCATAGGTTGATTAGGTTGCGTGGGTTGCGTGGGTTGCTGAGAAATCTTTAAGTCAATCTCTTTCTCTTTCAACATGGTTTGTGCCATCTTCAGCCTACGTTCAAACTCCTTATCGTCTTGGTCGCCTGCCTGTAGATTGCTTGTGATAGCTTTAATCCTGTCAATCTCTAGCTCCTGTGGTGCCAACTGAGTCTCTACAGCCATCTTCTGTGCTCTGGCTTGTGATTCAGTAGCTTGACCATTCAACGCTGCTGTCTGAGACTGCTGGAAGGCTAGTTGTGCCTGTTGTGCAGCCTGAGCCAACTGTTGTTGCTCTGGAGTAGGTTGTGATTGCTGTGCTGCCTGTTGTAAACGAGCAGTTAGTTCTTCACGGTTTGACAGGTTCATGTTGTCAATTATGGACTCTATAAGTGTGTTGTACAGAGGTGAGTCCTGTGACATTGTTTGTAAGAGTTGTACAAGTTGTGTAACTTCGTACTCACGAGCAATGATGCCTAGAGTAGACGCTGCATTGAACTTGTAGTCAGCAACGGGATAATTGTCAGGATCAAACTGCATGTAACGACATGCTGCCTTCTTGACAAACGGAACCAAGAAACAGTCTTGGAAGTTAACTAATGTACGCTTGTGACGCTTAATGATAGCGCCAAGAGACATACTAATACCAGCAGCAGTCGCATCACCATTAATACTCCCCGGAATGCCAGCGGAGTCTATGGCCCCTGTTGACATCTGAACCATACGCTGTAGTGCGTTGGCTTGCTCAAATGTAATCTGGCTTACTTGTCCAAAGTTAAAAGGTTGTAATACTTGTCGTGGGTCGCCATTGGTTAGAATAATCTTACCCGGACGAACTTGTGGCCTAGACCCTCTAGGAAGCCGTGTGGCGTCCATAGCGAGCATTGGGTGTACAGTAAGGGATAGGGCGTCAATACGTGCGCGAAGCTCTGTATCAAGCGCCTTTTGGCTGTTATAGCCCTTCTCACAAACACCACGACCCCAGAACCGACCCGGTACAACATCCCAAGGGAAAGCTACGATAGGACGGTCTTGCATCATGTAAGGGTTTTCTTCAGCTTTCAGTAGTATACCACCGTTAGCAATAACAATAATTGCTTCTACGTAGTAGCCCTGATTAGCTTCTTCTTCCTCACCTTCAGGAGTCAAAGACTGTACTTCAGCAATGTCCTCATCATCCTCAAGCAGTGCTTCCTGCTCAGTCTTCATCAGAAGATGACGAGGTACTTTACCATAGTATTTAGTAAGACGTATTTTGTCCTCATCGTAACTAGCTAACTCTTGGTCAGGCTCTAGTTCGTAGTCAGACGCAGCATTACCTACATATACGTCCCTATAGACGCCAGCTTCCTGTAGCTCCTCTACAAGATGCCTAGAGACAAACTCATCAACCGCACAGCCTAGCGCACTTTCTACATCAGTGGCTATGGGGTCAATGAGAAAGTTTTGAGGAAGGACGGGTCGCAGTTTGACCACTGTACGGTCAGTCACATTAACGCCTACTGCTGTCAACTCACCACCCATGATGGGCTGAGTAGCGGGTGCCATCTCTTTGACTTCCTCAAGCACTACCTCTGCAACTCCTGTGCCGAATACGGCTGAGTTGATAAGGCACTCTCCTACAGACTGTCTTAGCTTTGTTTTTTCAAAGTCAGCGTGGAGTTTGGTTCTCAGGTATACAATATCCTGACTATCTTGGTCATCCATGTCATCAGAGATTGTGAAGTAAGTCCCACGACCAAACGTGGCTTCCTCAATCTCAGCAACACTAGATTCTACAGCCTGCTGCAATGCAGGACTAATTATACGGCTTCGTTCACTCTCGCGGTCTGAGTCCTGTGATGCCCAGATACCACGCCAGAGTCTATAGTATTCTTCGTACTTGGCTGCGTAGTTAGCTTCGTAATGGTCACGCCAAGTGTTGCATTTGTCTATTACCCAATCTTCAACACGCTGCTCAGTAGCAAGAGTGTCATTGTCACCGTATTCCATAGTTATACCTTACGTGATTTTTTTGTTTTCTTAGCTATCTTTTTAGGTTGAGAGCTATGCTGTTTCCCCGCTGCTGTGTCTTTTCTTTTCTTTCGTGTTGTCGCAGCGTACTCTTTGGAAGACAATGACTTTATAGCTTTCTCAGGCAAGTAACGCTCTCCAGTGGCTTTTGGGCCTTGAGTGCTGGGCTTACCTGACTTTGTACGCCACTTTTGCTCAGTCCACTTTTTTAGAGACTGCTGTGGTTTCTTTAGGCTACTTGGTGCAGCTTTTCTTTTTTTACCTTGCTGCCTAGCTCTTGTTCCTGCTCTAGGAGCCATTACTTTTTACCTTTCACTTTCTTTTGTACGGTCTTACTTAAATCCTTTAAGTGAAACAATCGTTGGCTTGTTTTGGTATGGGACTTGTTTGTGTGCAACTCACCATTAGGCATCTTATGCGTATTGCCTTTCCACTCCTTGCCTGACTTTGTGTAGTGTGGCACTCCTTTCATCTGTATCCCCCGCCTTTGGCTTTATATTCTTTGGCAAGCCTCTGGGCTTTACGCGCCGACCATTGTCCAGGCTTGCCACCTTTACCACTCGCCTTAATTTGATTGAATAATCTTTTACGCATAGTGGGCTTTGTATAGTTTCCAGCCTCATTTACTCTCGACTTACTTTTTTTTCTTACAGCCATTAGTACCCCGTCACTGTGTCTAAAACTTCATGGTCATCTATTTCAAAATCGTATGTATACGCTACCTTAGCCAACTGGTCTATGTAAGCTAATGCGTCTACAAGGTCATCATGTGTCAGTTTGTCAGGAAATTGAAACAACTGATCGAGAAACCTACTGTTCCATGCTCCTTTGCTTAGGGTTATAAACCCATTTTCAAACCTGCCCTGTAGCGCCCACATGACCCTATCGGTCTTCTTTTTGTTCCCGTGGGTCAACTCATCTACCCTAAAGAACATGCCGTATCGTTTCATCATGTCCGTTAACGGAGACATAACAGCCTGTCTAGCGATACCCTTCTCTATACCTATCCCGACTGGCCTATAGTCTCTGACAACCTCAAAGATCTTTCTGGCTGTGTCACCTAATTCCCAACGTCCATGTATTATGTTTTCCACATGCCAATGTCCGTTGTCGTTGACCCTAGTTACTACTATGGCTGTCTCGTCTAATTGAGCGTTCTTAGTACGCTGTTTATTAACTTCCTCAAAACCAGCTAAGTCAATAGCTACGTAGTAGTCACCTTCATCTGGAGACTCACCGAACTTAACCCATTCCTCCTTAAACATCTCAGAGCCTATGGCTTCAAAGGACGCCAAAAACTCCTGTCTAAACGAATAGCTCGACATACTCTTTTCAGCTACTTTAATCTCCTCTGGGTCTATTAGAGGATTGTCATAGCTTGTAAAGTGCCATGCTTTGTACAATGGGTCATCACCTAATAAAGCGTACTGGTACAACTCATAAAAGTGATTGCGCCCCATTGGTGTACCTATGAACAACGCATCTCCCTTTTGGTCAGCTAAGGCTGGCCTGAGAATCTGCTCAAATACTTCAGGCTTCATGTCTGCGTATTCGTCCAAAACTACATACTTCAAAGACACACCACGCATAGTCTCTGGTCTGTCTGCGCCTTTCAACGATATAGTGGCACCGTTGATTAGCTTAATCTGTAAATTGTTAATGTGGCTTGAGACTACTACTGGTGCTCCTAGCTCAAGCAGTGTCTGCCACATGATGTCTCTAGCTTGTCCCTGCGTGGGTGCAACATAGAAGACATGCCCTTTACCGGACTCTAATGCCCTGATAATAAGTTTCCAAGCTGCTAGTCTCGACTTGCCTGTACGTCTGCCAGCGACAACAACCTGAAACCTAGCTTCGTCTACCCATACATCTTGTTGCCAAGGTATCAGTTCTATGTTAAGGTCAGTCATAAACCCTTAAAGTTCCCATAACCCATAACACATTAATAAGACCACACAACAGACTCAGAGTCTCTAGTGTCCACATGCACAAATGTCTTAGCGACACCTATACCGTTAAATCCCATAATTATAGCAGCCTTAATAATCTTATGAC